CCTGACGCTGTATCATATGCGTGGGTGGACTCGGCGAGTTGACCAAACGCTTTCGGAGCCCCGCTCTGAATGACGGCCACTCCCGATCGTGCAGTGCGCCGGATGGCGCCGAGGAAGTGAATATACTTCTCGTCCAAGTCAGCGCGCATGACCGCTTCGAGGTTTCGACTGTCTACTCGCTTGAAGGTCATGGCGTTGCGATTGTGCGACGGAGAATCAACTGGTACGTGTAGGGGCGATAGGCGCGAAGCTCGATCAAGCCGTACTCACCCGCCTTGGGACCGGAGAGTAGGTACATCACTTCAGTGTTCTGTGTGGTGATGTAGGGCTTGAGTTGCAGTGGAGTGAAACCAACCCCTACTCCATTGCTGGGGGTGATGTGGTCCACGATGATGTCGGACATCTCGAGCAGACCGCCGGAGGACGACACCTCGCTGGCAGTCACAACTCGAACTGGAAACTTTTGGGGAAGCACGAGATCGACATCGGTGGCCGTTCCCTGCTTGAGACGAGCACCGGACCAGGTGCGCGTGCGAATGGTAAGTTGATGGGTACGCTGGTCGAGCGAATCAACGCCGGCGATCGAGCGCACCGCATCAACAATGCTAAGCAAGTCAAGTCGTAGACTCATCCGAGTCGAATCAATCCGCCGCCAGACACGCTGGCGAACACATCGTTTTGAACGTTCACACCCAAGAGGTAGGCCAGACGACTTACGTACATTCGACCCTGACTCTTGATCTGACTCATCTGAGTATACTGAAAAAACTCGATTTCGTCAACCTTCTTGATGCCCGAATTCGCTGTGGATCCGAACACTTTCTCATCAACTTCGTCCAAGCGGACGAGGATAGCACGGAGCTTATCCTCGGCCGTTGGACTGATGTTGCCTTCGAGAATGCCTTCGAGCATCGGATTGCGGTAACGATAGAGGTCGGCATAGCCGAGCCAGAATCGAACGGCCGTCTTTTCCTGCTCGGTTAGCATCTCAAGGTGCTACGAGTAGGATCGCCTGCATCTGCATTGCACCGGCGAAGTGAGCGTTGAGGCGAGTGAAGATTTCGTTCACGAGGGTGATCGAAGTTGCAAGGTCAGTCGCGTTGGCCGAAGCCACGACGTTGGTGGCGTCAGCAACGGCGTGAAACGTTGTGCTGGCTCGGTGAAGGTTCAGGTCGGCCTTCAGCTCGTTGAGCAACGTGTTCGCCGAGGTCTGGTCCGTCGCGTCCGGAGATGAGATGGTGTTCGTGGCGTCGGCGGCGATGTGCACACCCTGGCCAGTCGTAGCAGACACCGCCGAAGCAATGTGCGCCACGTAGGCAGCCTTGAGCGCGTTCGCGCGAGCGATCACGGTGGGTAGATCCGCGGCGAGGGCCACGCTGACGGCCGTAGATGCGTCAGCGTGGAACACCTTCGTCGAAGGGAAGAGGTCAGCCCGAAGCTTGTTCAGCTGGGTGACTGCCTCAGTCGATCGCAGAGCGTCGATGTTACGTACAGTCACTGCCATGATCAGGCCACGTTCTTTCGCACGCCGCAGCTGTTGGGGCGATCGACCTTCATCTGGATCGTGCTGAGAACCTCAGCGCGCTCAGAGGGGCCGTTCTTGGCGAGCATCTCGTAGTGGAATCCCAACGGCACGGAACCGAAGCCGTCATCGGCGGAGACGTCACCCTCGGGGAGGCCAGACATCGTCGCGTCGGGGAGGTACTGCATCTCAACGTGGTTGGTGTTGAGGTAGTAGATTTGACCGGCGGTCGCGTCCTTGTCCTTGAGGAACATCATACCGTCGACTTCGAGTGCCTGAGCACCGAACTCGAGGCGCACGCTGCCGCGGGCGGTCATGACCTGATCGATCTGCCGACGGGTTGCGTCGAAGAGACCGGCGATGGTGTTGAACACCGCGGGCTTGCTGAAAGCCGTGTCGGGGTTCTCGCCACAGGCCTCGTAGATCACGCGCATGTCGTCGCGAATCTGAGCGAAGGTCGGAGCTACCGCGGGGCCAGCTGCGTTAAACACGCTGGGGCGGAAGTACGAGTTGCCACCGATCGAGCGGTCGATGGTCGCGTAGGTGTTGTTGTCGAGGCCGATGGCCACGTCGAGACCCGCGAGGCGAGTGCCGGTGCCGGGGCCCACGAACACTTCGCTGTTGATGGTCGAGGCGAGCTTCGCAGTCGCGTTCACGAGGTTGCGTGCCCAGAGAGCCCGGTTGCCGAGGGGCGTGCTGGCCGTAGCCGACGCGTCCATCGCGAGCTTGGTCACGTGAATGTTCGCACGATAGAGGCCCCAGTTGAGGACTGCAGAAGCCTGCACGTCACCACCGAAGTTGGTGGCGTCCGCGCCTTCCGAGTAGTTCTCAGCGAGCTGGCCGTCGGCTTCCGGTGCGAAGGCAAGGTTCTTACCATCGCCCTTCACGATCGGAAGGTATCGCAGGATCGAAACCCGGCGGTTGATCTGCCGGACCACATCGCCACGATACTCCTGCGAGAGGATCGTAAGGCCAAGGGTAGTAACTGTATCTGCCATTTAGATTATCCGTTTTTCTGTTGCGCCAGGAACTCTTGTTCACGAGCCAGAGCGCGTTTGATTTTGTCTTCGTCACTGCCGGTGCCAGTACCAGACGTTGATGTCCGGGCTGGAGCGGTAGCCGCCGATTGCTTTGTGATTGGGTTGGTTTTCGAAACTGTAGGGGCCGGTCGCCACGGCTTGGCCGCGTCCGACTTCAGGAACTGATCGATCCCGTTTGCCAGTGGCAACACGGTGTTCTCGTCATGCTTGTAGAGGGGGGTGCCGTTCTCATCGAAGTCCACGACCTTACGAACGTGAAACATGTGCTCGGCCAAAACATCCAGGTACTCGGGGTTCACCTTTCCGGACAGGGACGACTTCAACGCATTGAAGCCGGACTCATCACGGGCTTTCTTTTCAGCGGCAGCAGCCTTGGCATCGGCCTCTTCGGCACGCTTTGCCATCTGTGCGAGCTGAGCTTCGAGAGCTGCGAACTCGGGACTCTTACCCTTCTTCGGAGCCTCATCGGTCTCCTTCGGAGCAACGGCCGCTTGCACTGCAGCGAGCTTCTTTTCAAACTCGGCTGCGATACGAGCTTCGTAGCGCTTCATCTGGCTTGTCACTGCGGAGTTCACAATGTTTGCGACTTCCACAGCAGTTAGGCCGACGGGGGTTTCAGTCTGTTCGTTCTCTTGATCGTCTTCGGGAGGCATGGTTCAACTTTCGTTGGGCAGTGCAAGGGTCGGTAGCACCGTTTACCGTATCGGCATCACGCCGTGGGTTAGGTTAGGATGGACATGCTACGGCTATCCGCAGCGGATTGAATCGAAACGTCAGGAAGGAGTTCTTGTGCGCCGGCAACAATCTCTTCGCGTACCTTGTTCTTGACTTCCTCGTTGGCCTCGGGGATAACCGCGAGGGCGAGCTTGGTCTGAACCTGCTGAGCAAATGTCTTGGACGCGATACCGAACGCCTTGATCTGAAGAGCGTTAGCAATGAGTCGGCTGAGAGTCGCAACGTCGTAGCCGGTGAAGCCGTCGATGTCCCAGGTCATGCGCTCATCGCCGTTGGCGTCAGAGATGATCTCGAAGGACTCCTCGACGACCTCGGAGATGAGCTTGCCATAGGCAGTGAGCATCACCTTAGTGGAGGCCTCATCGAACTCCTTGGAGTCGGCAGAACGGCCGACTGTATCGGCGTTGTTGTCGAGACCCTGAGCCATCTGGTGCGTGATGCGATAGATTTCATCACGCTGTGCATCGACTTGCTTGCCGATGATATCATATGGAGTCGACTGTGGTGTCGACCAGGAAAACTTGTCGTTGGCGCCGAGCTGGATGTAGTAGCCAGCGCCCATCTTGGGAACGGTCGTCTCGCCGTCTTCGATGTTGAAGATTGGCATGGCGTAGCACGTGCGACGGATGGCCCAGCCGAGCGCCGCGCTGAGACGGAAGTGCTCGGTCTGAGGCTCTGCCACGCGGTTAGCGATCCACAGACCATCTGGCATGGTGAGTGTGACCAGCGGGACTTCCTTGAAACCATGCGGGGCAGGCTGCTGCGTACATGGGATAGGATCGCCGTCTCGCAACTGCTGTTGATCAGGCGTGCGATCGATGCTGTAGATCGTGGTGTTCTCACGGTCGATGATGTGCCACGAATGGCGAACGAATGTGGCCTGGCCAGGGCGACCGCGCATCTCCTTGCACGAGTAGATGCATACCCACTCGTAGGCGCCGTGCTCGTCTTTCATGAAGTCGAGAACGTTTTCCTCTTCGATGGCAACGGCCGTTGGTCGGTTGAGACCTGCGTCTTCGGCTTCCTGCTCAGACTTGGGATCGAACTCGGCCTTCGGCTTCTGCAAAAGCCAGTGACTTTTGCCTTTCACCATGGCGACGGTTGTACGATCGCGAAGGAACGAATGGAAGCTCACATCGTTGCCGCAGTCCGATTGGAACTCGGTGTAGATGGATGAGATTGAGTCGATGGGGTTCTTGGTCTTTGCGTCCTTGGCCTTCATCGTGAAGCCGCCGGAGAACAACCACTGCACGAAGTAGTCAACGATGGGACCTAGATACGATCGGTACGAGGATTCCTTTTTACGGTTCTCGTAAACATCCGGAGTCTCGTCTGGGTTCTGCGGCAGGAACATGTTGATGTTCTTGCGGAACGTCTTGCCACCCTTATACAGGGACCACAAGCGAATGCATTCGTCCCGATCGTAATCGGCGTGCGTCTTTTTGAGGTCTGCGTAGGTAAGCATCAGAAGGGAAGAACTCGGTTGGTGCCGGTGCGGCGGACTCCGCCAGTGTGAACTTTGAGACGCATGTAGGCCGCTGCAAGAGCGTCAACGTCGTCGTCGTGAGTGTCACCGATACCGGTGAAGGAAAGAACTTGAGAGATGAACTTGCTGACCCAGGGGAACCGAGGTCCGCCTTCGGGAACGAATATCATACCAGCGTTCCACGATGCTGCAGTGTCTTGCGCACGAACAAACTTGTCGACGAGGGCTTTTTCGGTCTTGATTGGGAGACCCGATGCTTTGATCTGGCGAGCGATCTCTTCCTCTTGACCACCAGTGTACCAGAACATTTTAGCATCTGTGTACTTCAAACGCAAGGACTTTAGTTCTTGGATGAAGGCGGGGAGTTCACACTGAGCCCGTACACAATCAAGCACGTAAAACTTATCGTCAATACCATGTCCCAAAACGACTGCAACTGAATAATCCGAGTATGTCTTCGCAGTATACGCGAGGTCGAGGCCGATTGCAATTCGTTTGAACGCGATGGGTAGTTTTTGATACCCCATGCACCCCGCACACGAGCACCTAAGTCCGAAGGCATGGTGTTCGATAAGCCAGCGAGGATCCTCGCTGTGGAGATACACATTCGTGTTCTTGAACACCGCGCCGCCTCGGGGTCGCGGATCGCCCATGTAGAGGGCGGACCACTCGTACTCGCCTACGTCCTTACGGCGCTTGGCGAGGTCTTCGAGGTTGTAGCGGAGGGGCCACAATGGCTTGCCATCATCGGAGATGGCGGGAAGGTTCACGTACTCCCAGTCGGCATCGCTCTCCTTGATGAGGGTGCCGGTGAGATCGTCGGCATGCCAACGCGTGTTGTGGGTGCAAATTCCAGAGGTTACGAAGTTCTCTGCCCCTTCGACAGTGAGGTCGTACACCGGAGCTGAAGGACCCACTGAGATGCTGGTGATTTCTTCGTACTGATCAATGACGCCCGAGAAGTTCAAAGTAATCTTGAACATCGTGCTAAGCTTTGACTCATTGGAGTGTGGAGCCTTCACCATCTGAGATGACTGCGAAACCTTGGTCACTCGGATTCCAGCAGAGATCGCCAGCAACCTGGCGTCATTGATCAGGTGCTTGTTGCAGCTTGCTACAATGTGCGAGTCGGTAGTACGTGGAGCACACGATCCATCGGCAGCCGCATATCCGCGCAAAAATTCACGCTTCAACTGCGGGGTGAGTTTGAAAACCCAACCAGGGATTCGTTTGTTCCAAGCCCCACGCCCGATGCCCATGTCTTGCAGCTTGCGGCCCAATGCGTTGCAATCTACACGATAGTAGCCAAATTTTGTTAGCTTGGGTTTTCGACCTGCCAGCTTCTCAAGCATCGTACAGGCGCGTTCGTTTCGGTCATCGTAGATGCACTTGGCAACGCACACGCACCAGGAACGCGACTTGGAAACTTTGCCACTAGGCAACTTGTTGTTGCGTTCCCAATCGGTAACCCATCCATCACCGATCATAAATCCGAAGAACCAGGCAAACTCAGGGTCGACCTCTTCGACCCCCACACCAACATCTACAACTCGAATACGGTCGCCGATCTTCAGATCCTTGATCTTCACCCATTCACCACCATCAGTGAGGACTGGGTGACGGTCGTTCGCCCGAAGCGTCTTGCGCGGGGTTTTGACTGTCCAGATAGGATCCACGCCTGACTGCTTGGCGGCTGTAACTTGACGGCTAACAAACTTACCGGCTTCGATGCCTACCACCAACATTCCGGGAGTGACCGACTGCACGCTTCGCCAAGATCCGTCAGCCATGAGGATGGGTTCATCCTCAGCGATACAGTGCGTCACGATGGCGCTGGCGCCAGGTTCGAGACGCGACATAGCGGTGGATGTCCACCACTCGAAAACGTTCTGACGAATCTTCGGCGATTCAGCTTCCGCGCGGGACCGATGAGGGTCGTCGACGATCAGGAGGTGGACACCGCGCCCGGTTAGGGGACCGCTTACACCGACGGCGATCAAGCCGCCGCCTTGCACGAGACGCCACTCGTGGGCTGCCTTCGAGGAGGATGAGAACTGAAGACCCGCTGCTCGAGCCATCTCACGAATCTGTCGGCTGTTCGACTCGGCGAGTTCGCTTGAGTATGTACAGTAGGCGACGAGCTTGTCAGGATTCTTCTTGAGGTAGAGAACGATGAGAGCGAAAATCAGTTGCGTCTTGCCGTGACGCGGAGGAGCGCTGAGGAGCAACCGAAGGGGCTCCGTCAAGCACTTCTCGAGCCGAGGTACGATCTCACCGAGGTGATCGGCGCGGGTGTACTGCGGGTTCAACTCGACTTGGAAGTCGAGTAGCCCATCGGCCGCACCCTTACGAGCCTGGCGGCGCTTACTTAGGCGGGAGCTTGCAAGGCTCCCCAGCAATAACTTGGAGGACATAGTCTAGGGTTCGTTCGTCAAGCTCAGACGCCTCTAGGCGGGCGATGACTTCGGAAAGCTCGGCCTCCACCTGGTGCTTCACTTGAGCGGCCCAGCGGCTGCTACGGCCGTGGGTAAGGAAGAATTTCGCGTACTCTGGATCGGTAACCGCTGCATCGGTGACACGCTGAAGCGCTCCAACCTCGGCTTGCGCTGCAGCTCCCATCACATCGCGTTCGAAGTTGATGAAACGGCCGTCGCCTGAGCGACCCGCGAGGAGCCACTTGTCGAGAGTCTTTCGGCTCACACCAACAGAAGCAGCGGCGACCTCGGGGAAGTTCCCACGGCGCACCAGTTCTACAATCGCAGCATGAAGCTCCGGGGTGTAACCCCAGTTGTCTTCGAGGGGTTCGCTGTGGTGCCCCGGTCGTACTAGTGCAAGGAGATCGTTTGACACTGCCGTCTATCTAGATAGTTACACAATTTGGCGGCTAAATTCCGAAGAAATCGAATTTGCCAGAATGATATCGTGTGGTTACAATTTTTTTCACATCGATCATCCAGCGGCGAAGTCCGAAGCGTTTCGCATGGATGCGACCTTCGCTGCACCACCGCTGGATGGTTCGTTTGGACACACCTATCAAGTCACTCGCCGTCGAAACGTCGATCCACCGACGAGTTCGACGTTTGGTCACGAGATCCGAGATAGAGGAGCCAAAAAAGCTCAAAAGAGTTCCGCGTACGTTTTAGGACCCGGGATACCGTCTGCGACAAGGCCACGACTTGCTTGGAAACGTTTGATAGCATCTTTCGTCTTTGCTCCCATCACACCGTCGAGCAGACCTACGTCAAAGCCCTTGTCGTGCAATGCTGTCTGCAATTCTAGCACACTATGAGTCTTAACACTACCGGGAAGCAACTGGTTGGCGAAGTCTGGCCAGTTCACACCGTAGAGGCGTTCGATGACTGGACGGATCGCGTTGTAGCGAATGGGGTAGATGCCGATGCCCGAGTCGATGGTCCACCGCTTGAGAAGCTCAACTGTCCATTCGTCACTCCACTTCGGGTTCTTGCTCGTGGCAGCGTGGGCGTTGATGTGGCGCATGGCCACAGCCGGTAGGTTCGCCGCGAACGAGATCGCCGCCGCGCGAACGGCCGACTGTGTAGCACCTTCAGTTCCATCCCACAGGTACGCCTTCGCAGAACCGCTCACGAACGTGTACAGTCGCTGCACCGTGTAGTGCTGCTGCGCCAGTTGTGCGGTGGGATCCTGGAATACCGTGGCAAACTTGTCAGCTGTCTCCATGGCCGCAGACTTCTGAGCCGGGGTCCACTGCCCCTTGAACCCAGTGGCGCCGCCGAAGTACTCAGCTCGCATCTGATCCTGGCTGAGGACCGGACGGCCGTCTTTGCCCAACACGCGATACTGCCCGCCAGGAAGTTGTGTGACCTTCAAGCCCGCAGCAACGATGGCGGCCTCACCACCGAACTTCACAACCTCCCCAAGCATGTTACTTACGCCGTACATGCCAGCTTCGCACCACTGAATGACGCCTACAGTTAGGATGCACCGGTCGTACATGTTGATGGCATCGAAGTGACCACCCTCAGTAGCTCCGAGGACGGCCATGAGCTTGTCCTCGTCATTGGGGTTGGTGGGACATACGAACCCACACTTACCCTTGAACCACGGCCCCTCGAAATTGAGGTAGGAGCCCCACCCGATCTTATTGTTTGGCATTGCTATACTTGACCCAGGCCTCGAGAATCATTAGGCTGTGATCTACTACTTCAACCGTGAAGGCCTTGTTGTCGGGAAGTGTAGGATTAAAAAGCTTGAGAAGATCGTGGACGGCTGTGTACGCCCTGGCTGGTGACTTGCATTGCCACGACTGATAGGCTTTGACGACGCGGAGCGCGAACTCGCCAAGACCCAGATGCACAGGGCATGCCACGCGGACCGCCGAGTGGGGCGGAATAAAGTTTGCATCCTTTATGGTAGACATCTCACGTACACATCGGTACATTGGAGCCATCGTGAAGAACAAGGACTCTTGTGCTTCCTTGGCCGCGGTCGGGTTCACTACTGTGGGGACACCGTCACGGAGCTTGTAGAGCTGAGAGCCGAAAGAAGAGGGCACCTGACTGTCGGTGCGAAGAAGCTCGAGAACTGAGTTGAAGTCAATCACGGGATGAAGGAGATGATTCGCGGTGGAGGAAGCGGAACGATGTCGAGAGACCAGGAGTCGCCTCGCGTCTTCGCGAGGATGCCGGGATTCACGACGTCTGGGATCTGCGGCTCGAGGTGCCAGGTGTAGGTACCGTAGCAGTCAGTGTTTTCATGCTGTTCTCTCGGGCACTTGCCACCGGATACCATCTCGTACCACTCGAGAATGGTAAGCTTTGTTTGCTCGAGAACTTCAGCCTTTCCCAGTTCGCTTTTCGTCATCATTTCCATACAGTATACCACGAGTTCAAAAAAGTGGCAAGGGCTCCTTGACGACTGAGATGGCCGTCTTATCTTCTTGGACATGGAAACGAAACCTCGTCGCGGATGGATCCAGTTCAAGATTCTCGAACTCCTCGAGCAGGAAGTTTTCGACGTTGACAGATTCTGCATCCGTGTGTACGGTTCTGCAGACAAGAACAAGCGCCAGCGACTGGCGAACAACATGCAGGCGATGCGCCGAAAGGGTATGATCAACAATGAGTTCCTCGACTGGATGCCAGGTAATGGTTGACCTGGAGACGATTGTGAAGGCGATGAATGACCCCGACGAAGGCCTGCGCGGATGGGTGGACTATGTCAGCACGAAAGACATGGCGGCCATGGTGGCCGAGTGGGGCGCGAAACGCAGGGCAGCAGCGAGCAAGAAGGCAGGTGGGAAGTGAGCGAACAACTCTACTGGCACTGCCTGCGCTGCGGCGGTCATGACCCCGTGGAACCGACGGGTGACCCTGGAGTGGAGTATGTGCTCGGCGACCATGAGCCTTGTGTGGATTGCGGAGAGGGTACTGCGTACGTGGTGACTTTGAAGATGGGCGCCAGGTACGAGCAGGGGAGAGCAATGGGTATGACTCAGTCCGAGGCGTGGCTACGAGCGAAGGGAGAGCGGCAATGAGCACCAAGGTAACGGTCTACGGACTGAAGGAGCGCACGGCGGGTGGTTGGAACCGGCTGGAGTACGAATCTAAGGAAGCCCGCGACGTGCAATACGACCCCACGGACGGCTGGCGCAAATACACCGTGACCCGCACCGTGCGCGCCAAGGGCCGGCCGCTGTGGTGGGCCATCCGGCAGCTTCAGGAGGGGCGGGCGGTGGTGGATGCTGATGGGGACACCTGGTACCCGACAGGCGTAAAGCACCCAGACCGAAGCCTGTTCTCGCTGCTGCAATCTGTCGGCTGCGATGGCGTGAGCGGCAGCGATGACTACGCCCAGTCCTGGACGCTGGCGGTGCCCAAGTGAGCGCGCCCATCGTTCTCTCCCGTGACGAGTTCAACGCTCTTCCGGAGTACTCGTGCAGCCTCCCGTCGGGAACCATCGTGGGGAAGCGGTGGCGCGCAAATCGCCATTCCGGCACGCTCCACGGGTGGGGACCGAAGCGCCGGTGTCCGAAGCATCCGGACTGGTGGATGGGCGAGTACTACGACATCGGCAGCGAGGCGCGCATCGGCATCCGCTGGACGCGCATCGTGCTCGCCGATGAGGCGCTGGTGCAGTCCGTAATAAACGCGGTGGCGGCGGTGTTCTCATGACGCCCCGCGAGGTGCTCCTGGCCGCGGCGGACGTCGTCATTGCCGGGCGACAAGTGCCGTTCGTGCAAGTCGGCATGATCGTGCATCCAGACGACTGCCTGAACTGCGAACGCGACGGCAATCCTCTGTGGTGCTCGGCTCTGGTCTGCGACATTCACGACGACGACGAGACCGCGAGATTCGGTATGATGGCGACGCTGCTCTTTCGCAACGGCGAACGCCGCGAGGAGCCTTGCAGCGAGCTGCGTCGGCGCTGGCGCATGGCTCGTGATTTTGATCATAGCCGAGTCTACACCGGGCGATGGGGAGCCATCCCGCGGGGTGAGGTCTGGCCCGTGGCGGAAGTCAACGAGGACGCATGAGTTCACTGTTTTTCCCAGCCTGGAACGACGCCCCCGGCCGCACCCGCGACGAGGTGGTGCGTGCACTGCGCGAGGCGGCGCGATGAGCGACCTGCGGCAGTGGTATCGGTGCACGTGCGGGGCGTTCACCAACGACGACAGCGCATTTGACGACCTTGTGTGTGGTCGGCATCGCCCCGATGGTCCACTAGTTCGGCACGTGTGGCAGCCGCTGCCGTTGGCCCCGACAGCCCCTCCCGAGACCCGCCAAGACCGCACCATCCGCCGACTGCGCGCGCTGGCAGATGGTTACAGGGCGAGGGCTAAGAGGGCCGAGGAAGGCGATGGCAAATACTACGTCAAGGCCCGCGTATACGGAGCCATCGCATCCGAATTCCGCCGCGCCCTTCATGCGATTGCAGAGGGACTCGTGAACCCGCAAATGGTGGCCAAGGACGTTTTGGCATGGCGGCATTTGTCCAGCGGCGGCGTACCGATGGAAGCGGTGATGGCCTTCGGCGAACTGTTGCTGGGCGCCAAGGCGGAGCGCGCCCGCGTCGTGGCGAGGCTGCGGGAGATGGCTGACCAGACTGACCAGGTTTTCGGCGAGGCGGCCGACATCATCGAGAGCGAGGAACCATGAGCGACGGATTCTACAGCATCACCATCGACGGGTTGGAGACGCACGCCACCGAGGAGAGCGCTCGCGAGGCAGCGGAGTACGACATGACTCTGCACGACGACCACTGGCCGGAGAACATCGAGTGCACGGAGTACGGTCGGCTCGTGCCCATTGCGGTAACAGAGGAGTACGACCGCAAAGACCGTGAGGACTACACGGAACAGGAGTGGGAGGACGAAGGGTTCCGCCGAGACTGGGACTACACCGCAAGCTACCGCCTTGTGCCAGCCGACCCTGCGCCGGCAGACCCGGTGCAGTTTGCAGCGGTACAGATGGCGATGGGTCTCGCGTGGGCGCTTCATGTCGCGTTCGTCTCACCGTGGCAAGGCACCGGTCGCGAGCACAACCGCTTCACGCTGACGCTCAAGTCTGAGGTGTTTGAGCTCTTCGGCCCGCGCTTCGGCAGCCTGGAGCGTGAGCCGTGAGCGCGGGGTGCACCACCACCATGAGCAAGTGGACCCTAGACGAGGGGCTTGAGGTGGTGAGGTGGTTCACGCCAATCTTTGCAAAGGTCGGGTTCAGCATCGGTCTTACCGGGAGCGTGCTGACCAAGGGCGAAAGCAACAAGGATCTCGACATCATTGTGTACCCACTATGCACCGATCGGGGTGGGGTTGCCGAGGCGAAGATCGCCCTCGTTCTCGGCGGTGCCGAGTGCAAGTACGGCCGCTTTACCGTCACGAACGCATGGCGCGAAAAGGGCTCGCTCGACAACAAACACGTGGAAATCTGGACCTACAAGGGGCGTTGTATTGACGTATTTTTTCTGACATGAAATCACTATACTTCCTAGGGGCCCTGTGTATCGCTGCTGAGGTGTATGCGATGTACGCATTGAACAAACAACCACGGGCAACCGAACCGTGTCAGGACGAGTACAGCATGCACTTACAGTGCCCTCATCCCGATCACCGCGGTGAGGTTATTAATGACCACCTCCTTTGCAAGTGTGTGCGCAAATGAGACTCTGGCTAGATGACCTTCGCAAGCCACCGTTTGGCTACGTGTGGGTGAAGACCTACGACGAAGCCATCCGAGCGCTCCCCGAGGACGAGTGCGTCACCGTGTCTCTCGACCACGACCTGGCCGAAGAACACTACTCGGGTGACTTCTCGCGCGCCAAGTCGGGCTACGATGTGGCTAAGTTCATCGTGGAGAACAACATCAAGCTCGATTACATCACCGTACACAGCTTCAACCCCGTGGGTGCTGAAAATATGGTTGCGCTCCTTCGGAACGCTGGCTATGTTGTGAGGCGAGTGACCCCACAGGAGATGTACAATGAGTAGTCCGTACCGAGAATCCGTTCGATGTGAGCCTGAGGTCATCCGACCTCCGCGCAAGCCGTTATCCAAGCATGTCGTGCACGGCGGCTTGTTGCTGCTGAGCTTGCCCATGTTCGACATCTTCTACGAGCTGAACATGACATACCCGTCGGGACACACCACTTGGTGGACGGTCGTTGTTATCGTTGCAGGGTTGGCAAACCTTGCGGCGTGGGTGGCAAGGAGCGCCTCATGAGTAGTGGCGATGATGATGACTGGATGCGCGCGGTCGCTGCGTACGGGGCCCCTCCACTACCATATGGTCGGGACTACGTCAACCTGGTGCTACCGGATCGCGGGCCAACAATTCGGCAAGAAGCGGCCGTTGCTGAGCGAGCCCGAATCGTGGCAGACCTTCGCGCCATTGCAGACGACGTGACCAACCAAACCAACAAACTGGCGCTACTGATGGTAGCGTTGTGGATCGAACATGAGTAAGTACGACGGCTACATTCCAGTTCTCGACAAGGGATACGTGAAGCTTATCGAACACTGGGGTGGAGGTGAGGCCAAGGACCACGAGTCCGGCATCATCGAGGCCGCGCGCCAGTCCACCGATGGGAACTTCAAGGGCTGGGACAACGACGCCAAGCTCCTGAAGTACTTGTGGACAAATAAGCATTGTTACGATTCCAAAACAGAAGTTCTCACTGATCGCGGGTTTGTTCCATGGCCAGAAGTTTGCGAAGACGATCTCTTGTACACACACGATCCGAAAACTGACTCGTCCACATACGAACACCCCACGGCGCTGCAGGTTTTCGATCACTCTGGTGACATGTACAAGGTCTCACACGGCGGGGTTGATCTACTGGTCACACCAAACCACAAAATGTTTGTAAAGCGGATTGAACGAAAGCCGTCTGGTAAGCAGGGCTGGCAGGATAACTGGAACCTGGAGGCAGCCGAGGCGCTTGGCGACCACTCTATGATTCGGTACAGAAAGCACTCGAAGCATTCGGAATCGCGTTGTTCGTCCTTCAACCACTTGGGATTCGGTGAAATTCGAGACAGGCTGGCATTCGCTAGTTTTTGTGCGTTTTTCATCGGCGATGGACATGCCGGTGGTACCGCCGCCAATGGTGTAACATTTCATCTGAGGAAGCAACGGAAAATCGATTACTTGGCTGGGTTGTGCTTTAGGCTGGGGTGGGTTGTTGAAAACCTAGCAAATGACACATTTGTGGTTCGCGGTGATGACTTTAGAGCCCGGTTTCGGGACAGTTTCTACGACAACAACGAGAAGTCGGCACCGGACTGGTTCGTGTACCAAGACTCTGAGTTTTGCAAGGCTGCCCTTGACGGATTTCGACAGTCCGATGGGACTGCCAAGCGCGGGACCTGGAGCTTTTGCACGACATCAGAACTGATCCGCGAGGCCTTTCAAGCCATTGCTGTGCACGCTGGAGAAAGCGTGTCAGTGGGCCAGCCAAGGCTGACCGACAATCCAAATCACAAACCGCTACACCGGCTGATGATTTGCTCACGAATGCGAGAGCCTGTGATCAACCAAGGGAAAATCAACACATCGCGCGAGCAGTATGTTGGCAAGGTATATTGCGCAACCACCCGTACCGGCGTGTTGATGGTTCGCCGAAATGGCAAAATTTGCCTTTCTGGAAACTCGACGCCCTTCGAGTTCGCAGGGGCCGTATTCGAAATCCAAGCTCCGATCATGGTATTTCGGGAATGGATGCGCCACAGAACTCAATCATTCAACGAACTTAGCGCTCGTTACGTCGAGATGAAACCGATGTTCTACATCCCTTCCGACGAACGCCTCGCTGCCGGTGGGCAGTCCAAGACCAACAAGCAAGCATCAGGCCAACCGCTCGATGCCGATGTAGTGAGCATGTCTCGCACCGTGATCGAGCAGTCTGGTATGCGAGCCTACCAAGAATACCAAACCCTTCTCGACCATGGTGTTGCCCGTGAGCTTGCCCGTCTCGTCCTTCCCGTCAACATCTACAGCCGCATGCGAGTCGCAGCCAATCTCCGAAACTGGTGCGCCTTCCTTACTCTTCGTGAAGCACCCAACGCCCAATGGGAAATCCGAGAATTTGCCGGAGCCCTTGCCGGATCTCTCGCTACCATATTTCCACATGTTCTCGAGCTACATCAAGCGTCTCGAGCTACGTAACTTCCCATGGCCTGTCAAGATCAGTGTGAGCGGGGGATGGGTGCGCCTTGAGTGGCTCGTTCCCGATCGGGACAGCGGTGGACAGATGTGCATAACCGACTCGTTCCACCTGAATTACGATCCGGGGTTTGACAGCTTTGCACGTGTGGTGTACCGTGGACTCCAGTCCATGCTCAAGCACGAACTCGACGAGGCTTTCCACCAGGACGGAGTAAGAGTCTATGACCCGCACGCCTAGGTACGAGGGTTGGTTCATTCGTTGCACCGTGATTTACCAGTCCGCGATTCTTTCCGAAGACGGCCGTTCTGGCAAGCTTGCGTCGTGTGTCGAACCCGATTATAATGGCCTGTCCTGTTCCAAAACTGAGTGGGCCGTGACATTGGACCAAGCTAAGTATCTTGCTGAATTGCAAGCTGAAAGTTTGGAAGAACTTCAACGTATGCGCGGTCTCAACGACTACATCATCATTCGACGTGGGTGAATATGCTATCTGAAGAATTCCTGAAACCGTACCGAGACGCCGGAGACTGCTTTCCAAACCTGCTTGCGCGTGCTACGTATCTTTCGAAGTTCTGTCGGAACGGGGAGTCCTGGACCGACACTGTGAAGCGGGTGGTGGAAGACAATGTTTCGAAGGACCCGAACGTCTCGGAAGATGAAGCGAAGGAGCTTTTTGACGCAATCTGGAACATGCGCGTTATGCCCCCCGGCCGTGGACTATGGACTGGCGGAGTTGCAGGAATGCACCCCGCTGCCAAATTCAACTGCTGGGGAACTGTTCTCGATTCACCAGAAGAGTGGTGCTGGACTGCCGATATGCTTATGCTCGGCGGGGGCGTGGGTGTGTCGCTGCTCGAGATCGACAAGCTCCCAGTTGTCAAAGGGTTCAGTCGCCTCTACATTGGTTGCTCTAGCGAGCACCCGAATGTGGGGGAAGTGCAGCCAGACTTCGTGGGAGACCGTGTGTACTCTATCCCCGATTCTCGAGAAGGATGGGTCGATGCACTACGAACGGTACTCGCTGCTGGATTCTCTGGCCGCGATGCGCGAGTTGATGTCACTGGTGTACGAGAGCGTGGCGCCCCGATTCGTACGTTTGGCGGTGTCGCTTGCGGCCCTGGTCCGTTGGTTCACCTTCTGAGGAAGGTCAACGAAATCCTCAACGGAGCCATCGGACGGAAGCTCACGAGCGTCGAGTGCCTGGACATCACCAACTACGTAGGCCTCTGCATTCGCTCCGGCAACGTTCGTCGGAGCGCACTCATCGTCGTGGGGCAACCTGACGACCAGGCGTTCCGCGACGCGAAGAAGGACTTTGCGGCCGTCCTCAGCCATCGCTCCACCAGCAACAACTCCATCGCCGTTCGTGGGGATGAGGAGTGGATGGCCCTCGTGCACGACATGTCGGAGTTCGGGGAACCTGGGATCCTCAACTTCCAGCGCGCTTGGCACGACGACGAAGGCGCGGTTGTTGTCAACCCGTGCGGCGAGATTTTCCTTCACAAGCGCGAGGCGTGCTGCCTGGTGGAGTTCTTCCCCAGTCGCTGCGAGAGCCTGACCGCTGCGCGAAGGGCGGCCGTTCTCGCAACGCGCTACTGCCTACGACAGCGCCTCGATCCGTTGCCCGATGCCGAGTCCAACGCCAAGCAGAAGGCCAACATGCGGCTGGGTGTGGCCATCGGAGGGGTGTGTGACTTCGACTGGAACACGCGCACCATCGACCGGCTGTACCTCGACGTCCGCATCGCTGCCGACGACTATGCTCTCGAGCTTGGGGTGAATGCGCCGATCGCGGTGACCTGCATCAAGCCCAGTGGTTGTCGACCAGCCGATGCGCTAACCACCACCACAACCGGGATTCTAACCATGCCCGAGTTGTTCGAGTTGCACAAGTCAGGCGATGAATGGGGTCCTGCTCCAGGGTTCGTTGTCGACCTGGATGGCAGGGAACGCAGCGTGACCAAAACCTACGACAATGGCGTGGCCCCTGTGGTCGAATTGAAAATGAGTTTTGGGCTATCGGTGAAGTCGACGCTCAATCACAAGTGGTGGGTAGTGGGTCGCGGGTGGGTGGAAGCTAGCGACATTGCGATTGGTGATGTTATCGATGTCAAGATCGGCACCTACCAATCGGCAACCAACGCACAGTTGAAGCGCCTCGAGTCTAGGGCTATCTCGATGAAATCGGACTCCCATGAGATCAGTCAACCTGAGGAGATGACTCCCGATCTGGGTTGGTTACTTGGGTACTTGTGGGGGGATGGCGCCATGTCCCCTAGCAAATATCGAATCCGATTCGTTGACCAGCATCGCGAAAATTTGGAAAAAGCACAGCGCATCATCCTGGACTTGTTCGGGATCGAATCCAAGTTGTTCAAAGCATCCGAAAACCGCAACGCTCTGACGCTTGACATTGCATCGAAACACCTGTGGCACTGGCTCATCAAAAACGACGTGTGGAAATACTTCGCCGATCAAATCGATGAAATTCCACGAGTCGTGCGACACTCGTCTACCGAAGTTGTGGTTGCATTTCTCGCAGGTCTGGTTGATTCCGATGGCTGTGTAACCGGAACTGGCAAGGTAATTTTCACGGGCGCTTGTGAATCCTTTATGTGGCACATGCAACACGTTGCATGGTCGGTAGGGTTTCCGATCGGGCGTAGCCTGTCTACAGGTGGTGAGAACCTGCAGGCTGAAAAGAGAATGTGGCATTGCCAGTCCTCAGTGTTCGCGCTACCTGAAACCGTAGCACTGCTGCACAAGCACAGTACGAAGCTTGGGAAGCATGAGTTGACATCGCTAAACCTGACAAGTGGCAGGATGACCAAGACGCCCGGGCGCGTGGAGTCGATTGTCGAGCTTGGAGAAATGGAAACATTCGACATCGAGGTTGAGGGTGATCACTGGTACCGTGCGGGGTCGGTCAAAAGTCATAACACGATATCGCTGCTTGTGGGGGCCTCCCCTGGCATGCACGCGCCATTCGCCCCGTACTACATCCGTCGTGCGCGGTTCGCCTCCAACGACCCCATGGTGGCCCACCTGGTGGCTGCCGGCGTGCCCATGGAGCCCGACCAGTACGACCAGACTCTCAACACCCTCGTCGCGTCGTTTCCTATTGCCAACCCAGGCCTCAAGGTCTATGTTGCCAATGAGACCGTGGACGACCAGATTCAACGACTCGTGGATCTACAGAATCACTGGGCAGACAATGCCGTCAGTGCTACTGTATCGTTCGAGAAGCATGAGGAGCTTCGGCTGGCCGAGCTTCTGGCTGAGAACATTCATGACATCAAGTCGGTGTCGTGCCTGCCCAAGGCCCACGGCTACACGCAGGCCCCCTACGAAGAAATCACTAAGGAGCAGTACGAATCCTTGATGGCTGGGATTGACAACACCGCCAAGCTGACTTACGGTGGAGATGTGTTGGTAGATGAATGTGCAGGAAATGTCTGCCCTGTGAGGTAAGAAAATGGATATCGAAGAAGTGATGGAAAAGTTGGAGCCTGTAATCGACGACATTCTTCAGGACCTGATCGATCGCATCAAGGATCTGGAAGAAATGAACAGCGACCTCGACAGTGAGAACTACGATCTTCGCATGCGGGTCGAGGAGCTGGAATCTGACAACGATGAGCTTCAAGCCGAGTGGCAGGAGAAGGACATGGAGATCGAACGACTTCGGGAGATGATCAATGACTAACGAACAGAAGGTCTTCAATCGGGTTTACCGCGGCCTTGCCAAACAGGGCTGGAAGAAAGCGCTCGACCAGAGGTGGAATTCCTGTCAGTTGCTCGACGATGCGGGTAATCGATGCGCCATCGGGCATCTGGTGCCCATTGGGGATCTCCGCGAGCGCGAATGGGACGAAAACGATCTCGACACCAAGGAGATTGTGGCGTTGGCCAAAAAACTTGGAGTCGATAGGGACTTCCTTCGCCAGCTGCAAGGCGAACATGACAATGGCGACAGCGGTAGGGCCATGAGGGAGCGCTTCCGTTTGTTCGCCCAGGAACGCAACCTCACATGCCCTATGTGAGCAAGCTGGTAGAACTCGTGTTCGAACACATCCAGGATGAGGCCGTTCGCGACCAATTCCTGGATGCTATCGACGAACTCGAGGAGTCGTACGAGCAAACGATCATCAACCTGGAGGAGGCTGTGAACCACCTCGGAGAAAACTGACATGAAATTCAAAGTCAAGCGCGTGTCTGACGACGAAATCCTCATCGAGGGTGAAGACGGTTTCGCGATCACCCTAATCAACGGCCCACTTAGCATCAAGGTCGGCGATGTGCTCGTACCTGTCGAGCAACTTCTCAAGGAGGACCGAGATGGGCGTTCCCTTTAGTCTCATCGCAACGTACCATCCCGACACCAAGATGATCTACCTGCCCCACGAGCCAGGTGACATCAACCATTACCGCAGTTTGATCACGAACCGTGTGGTGCTAGTCGACGACAAGACCATCGACCTGTTCAAGGACGTCAAGTGCCAGTTCATCCGCGATCAGAAAGCGGCCGAGTTCTTCGTCTCCTACATGGCCGTCGTTGGGGGTAAGCTGTTCCAGAAGCTCGTTGTCGACCCTGATTGCCACAACCTGTTCCTGACCAAAATGGTCACGGTGCCGGCCAAGCCGATCGGCAAGTTCGACGTGAACATGGACAACTGGGCCAACCGCGGAACGTTCTTCCGAAGTGGGTACGAGTTCACCAACTTCAAGCGGCTCAAGCAATGATCAGCGTCATCCGGAAAAACGGCCGTTTTGCGCTACTCAACACAACCAGTGGCAAGCTTGTGTGCGAGTGGCTTGACAGAGACGCTTTCGAATCGTACCTTTACAAGAACTGCAGCATCCCGCTTGCAGACACACTGATCGACGAGATCGACAATGCTGAGGAGGAAGCATGAGTGACTTCCAACCCTTCCCAAAGATTCCGCGACTGCACGTCAACTGCACCATCACCGAGAAGATCGACGGCTCCAACGGCCAAATCCTCTTCGAAGACGACGGCACAATGAAGGTCGGATCCCGCAACCGGTGGCTCGGCGAGGGCCAGCAGGACAACTACGGGTTCTACGCATGGGCCTCGTCCAATCGCGAGGTTCTGTTCAACCAGCTCGGTCCCGGGCGCCACTTCGGGGAGTGGTGGGGCAACAAGATCGCGCGGGGCTACGATATGAAACGGCGGCAGTTCAGCTTGTTTAACGTCAACCGTTGGGCTGGTAAGATCGAGCTGCCGGCTTGCGAGATCGGTCTCGGTGTGGTGCCCATTCTTCACCATGGCGAATTCTCTGAGGACATCGTGAACAAGTGCACAGAGTACCTCCGTGGGTTCGGATCTCGTGTTGCTGCCGGCTACATGAACCCCGAGGGTGTTGTCGTGCAGATCGGCGCCTACGGTCGCCACGATGGCAACCTCTTCAAGGTCATCATCTCCGGTGAAAAGGCGGCCGTTCGTCGGGAGCACGACCTGCTGCCATGACAACTCTCCGCGTTGCATCCGACCTGCACCTCAACCACTACGGTGACATTGAGGGGCGCATGCTTCTCGACCGTATCTTCGGCGATGGCGAGTACGATGTCGCCATCGTCGCGGGGGACCTTGCCGATGGTGACAGCCTACTCGAGTGGGTGGAGGCCCTGCGGAGGGCCGTTCCTGCCCATATCCCCATCGTTCGAGCCATGGGCAACCACTGCCATGCCTTTGTATCTCGACAGCCTCTGAGGGGCATTGTGGAGCCCTTGGGCCTGCGTGTGGGGGTGTGTACGCTCTGGTACGACAAGAAGCCTGACCAGTGGTTCGACGAGCGCTACATTCCGCAGTTCCGGCAGAACTACTCGGAGTGGTGGGAGAAGGATCGCTTCTTCATGACCGCTTGCATGGTGAACAAGGTGGACCTCATGGTCACCCACATGGTGCCTAGGGAGGATCTCATCCACCCGAAGTACGCCGCTTTGGCGACGACTCGCTACTTTTTCAGCGACACACGTGGCATCACCGACGTATTCGGTGGACCAAAACTCTGGATATACGGACACACCCATGAAGAAAACGACGTCACCATCAACGGAACTCGCTACGTCTGCAGACCCATCGGGTACCCCAACGAACCCAACCATCGTCGACCAGACATCGCTGCTTGGTGTACTATCGAGTGTGATTGACGAGCGCCTCAGCCAAGAACTCAAATGGGGCGAGCAAAACCACCCACAGGTCCCACCCAAGCATCTGCGATCTGGACTCGGGGTGTGCTCGGAGAGGTCGGCAAAGTTCTATTGTGAGTCGGCACGTCTTGACAACAAGATGACGTGGGCGCATATTGCTATCGAAGAACTGGCCGAAGTAGTCGACGCGGAAACTGAAGAGGAGCGCAGAGCTGAGTGGGTTCAGTTGGCGGCCGTCTGTATCTCAGCCATTCAATCCATCGATCGGAACGGAAAATGAACCACAAAATTGTATACACCGGTCCCACAGAGTTTCACACCGAGGGGCTAGACCTCAGGGAGTACGTGGAATTCGATGAGGCAGTCGAGATGGCCGAGTATGAACGCAGTCGCGCCAACCATTTCCACAGACGGGCCCAAGAGGCTGAGAGTGTACTCGAGCGGCTTGCCTACAAGCTCAACGCTGACGGTACCACGTACCAGGAGTTGTGCGAGGGTATCGACCGTCGCTGCAACCGCGAGTACTGGGATGGTGTTCGCTACCCACTGTGGAAGCGCGTTGTGAAGTTCCTCCAGGGGGTGCTCAAGTGAAACGTATCGTCAAGAAGACAGGGTTCGTCCGCAAGAACGACATCTACACCCACGAGGCCGATGAGGCCTTTCTGATCAAGGTCACCTATGAGGCAGAAGAACAGATTCCGATGTTCGGGATTGCCGAGGCGCTGATGCACATCGCGGAGGGCAGGAGAGTGCTACAACTCAATGTCGCCAGAACAGGCCCTGAGGCAGGACCGTTTGGTATGTACACCCTACCAAGCTGCTACGAGAGCAGCACCAGATTCATCCTCGACGACCAATGACTATCGCACTCATCCGTGTTGGTGGTGGCGAGGTGAACACGTTCATCTACGAGGGGCAGTTCGGTAGCCCTTCCAAGTGGGCGCTTCACTGCATGGGACCAGGGGCCTACTTCGAGATGACTAATGCTGCCGCGACGCTGGACGGTGGGAAATACCCATGTGGGGTTTACGCCATGGGGTGTGGCAGCTACGACATGGGTGCGGTCGTGGTGGCACCGTGATCGACACCTACGACCACCTGCGAACGGGTGTGGCGACTGAAGCTGCGATCGTCAAGGCTCGGCTGTTCATCCACCACATGGATCTCACCCCTGCCGCGGCAAGTGTGAACGATTACATACAACATGGGGTGCTTGTCGAATTCCCCTACGGCGAAGTTCTGTTCCTCAACGACGGCGGGGTGCATCTGGGCATCTGGAGCGACATCAACGTGGCTCTCGTGTGCCAGTACATGTCCAAGGTCTTCAACGCTCTGTACATTCTCTCTTGACTCCTACGTAGGCGATGTTAGGTTCTAGGCATGCACATCGAAACTGACCGCAAGTTCCTCTCGCAAATGTCCACCGACTGTCCGCAGGACCAAGCCACGCGTCAGCGTCTGGCGACCCTCCTGCGGATGGTTCCCAACGCCCTCGGAGTCGCCGCCATTCAGCTTGGCATCCCGACTCGGGCGTTCCTTGCAAACGACATCGTCTACTTCAATCCCGTCATCACGAGCGCCGAAGGCTCGCAGACCTCTGTAGAGAGCTGCTTAAGCGTCGGTGGACCCTTCGAGATGCAGCGCTACGACCGCATCGTCATTGAAGCCGAACGCGAGGATGGAACTTCGTTTACGGCCGTTCTCGAAGGCTCGGCCGCTGTTGTCTTCCAGCACGAATACGACCACCTCAACGGAGTTTGCATAGGTCCCCAGTGAAATCACGTAAGAAACCAAGGTTTGAGTCTGAGGCCGCCAAAGCCAAGAAAGCGGCATATCGGATAGCCAATCGTGAGCGCGCAAAGATTCAAATGGCTGATTGGTATAAGGCCAACCGGGATAGGTTGCGAGCTAGGGCCGCCGACTATCGAAATAGCCCAAGTGGTAAGCACCAGAGACACAGGGCCGAATGCAAACGACGAGGAATTCTGTTTGATTTGACAGTTGAGTTCTTTGCGAACATCCCTGACAATTGTCCACAATGTGACAAGCTGTTTGGTTGCGGGCGGATGAATTCGGCATCCGTGGATAGGATAGTCCCGAGCGGTGGCTATGTCATGTCCAACGTAGAGTGGTTGTGTGGGGAGTGCAATCGCAAGAAAGATACTCTAACTTACTCTGAAATGATTGAGTTTGGCCAAAAAGGACTTCAAAGGACTGCTATATGAAAACCTACGAAGTGCACGTCAATGGTTGGTCCAAACGCGAATTCAACTTTACGGTGACCCCAAAATGAGCAGCCTGAATCACTACACCATCGTCATCAACGACGAGACGTGCGACGACCATGCCCCTGGGTTCGGCCCTGAGGATGCCCTTGCAACCTACCTCGACGACCTGGGGGAGACCGATGCCTACTTGATCAGTGGCTCCACCGACGAGATCATCGTGACCGACAACGAGACCGGAGAGTCCTGGCGTATGTCAGGAGGGTGTCACGTCAACGTCGAACACGACTGGCTCGGGGAGCTGCTGTCATGAAGCCATACCACGTGCTCATCAAGAATCGGGAGTTCTTCACCATGGGGAGGAACTCGATCGAGGCCCTGGAGACGATCCTCCGCGACTACCAGATCGAGTGTAACTCCGAAAACGACAACGTGCTGGTAATTGACCTGACCACAGACGAGCAGATCAGACCCATCGGATTTTCGGGGTTCGTCGAGTTCGAGCAGGACTGGAGGCTTCCGTGAAATACAAAGTGAGTGGTGAGTATGACTATGACTACTACGAAGCCTCGACACCACGAGAGGCTGCTAAACAGTACCTTCTAGACTGTGACCACGAGTGTGAAGGCGACCTGGAAGTGGTTGACACCGAAGGGAACGTGTTTACTATTCCATACGAAGTTACCGTTTCGTATGACCGCTGGGTAGGAGACCCAAAATGACCGAGCAAGAAGTGTTCAACATCGTGGTGAAGCATCTCGCAGCCCAGAACTGGGAACGCAGCATCAGCGATAACAAAACGTGCGCATATCGCGGCCTGAACGGCAAGAAGTGTGCGATTGGCGCCTTGCTGCTCGATGACGAGGTGCCGAAGGAAGGTGCCACTGTGCACGGCAGGTGGTTCAGGCCGATCCTGGAGCGACTCGGGCTTTACACTAGCGATCTGGGATTCCTCGACCAACTACAATGCGCACATGACCTGTCGGGGCTCGGTAGTCGCTCCTCCATGGAGGAAGAATTGAAGCAAATTGGTGCTCGGTTTCGACTGGAGTGGCCTCTTGGGTCCGACTAAGATCGTCACGACTGGCGGCCGTTTCTGGCGAGGTGATGTAGGGGCTGTACTCAGCAAGTACGGCCCTTGCGTTTTCGCCAATGGAGCGTGTCCCACTGGGGCTGACTGGCTGGTAGCGGAGTGGGTCTGGCGAGTATATGGGGCTAGGTACCTGGTGCTGTTTCCGGCCAACTGGGCGCTAGGAAAACGCGCAGGGCCCTTGCGCAACGAACGCATGATTGCTACATTCAAGCCAGACCTGGTGGTGGCCTTCCCCGGTGGCAAGGGTACCGCCAACTGCGTCGAGATCGCCCGCAAGTATGGAGTTCCCGTTGAAGTACAAATGTAGCATGGGTAGGGAGTTCAGCGTTGAAATCACGGCCGGAGCCCCAGAGCTTGCCGCCTACCACGCCGCTCCTCAACATGTCGACAGATTCGTCGAGATCGCGGGTTCGCGGCGAGGATCGCGCATGTTTTTGAACGTTTTGGACCTTTTTCGAGGTCATATTGAGCCTCGAGCCTGCGCTCGGATGGTCAGGACGCTCATTTCATGAGAAATTCATGCATTTTGCGTGTTGGGAACTGGTGGATTCGTTATTTTGCCGAAAATTTTATGTTTACCGACGATTTTCGGTCGGCGGAGGTGTTTTTCAACCCGAAAGAGGCCATTCGTGCGGCAAATCGCCGTGGAATTGAGCCTGAAGTGGTGCTTGTGCGGTGGTGCCCTGAGCATTGGGAGTATGTGGATGCTCGACTGGAGTTTGTGTGAGTCCGTACCGCATTTCGGCCATTTCTGAGGTCATTAGGCCACGAAAACGCTCCTTTCGGTCGTTTTTGGTGCATAATTCTGCGATTTGGAGGCTAAGCTGGCGAAAATTGCCAGGTTTTGCCAAAGTTTACTACTATCCGCCCGATTCGTGGGTTTGGATCGTGCATATGTGGTGTTTGGCCATCACCAGCTGGAGCTTTCGACATGACTCGTGATGAATTCTACCGTTTGCCGAGGCTGGACAGCTATTTTCCGCTCGAATGCGGGGGTTCCATCGAACCTGCCAACATTCGAGGGCACGTATACCCTGTCCGTGAGTCGCTCGGCTACCGCGAGGCCGGACCTATGGTGGCCTTCAAGCTCGATGCAGACGGACTCTGCACGATCTGCGATCGTTTGAACCAATGCCGGTTCACGCTGCACTCTGACTTCCTGGTGACTGATGATCTGAGTGGATCAGCGCTCCACACGGTGTATGTAGGTGTGTGGAGCCAGGTGTACGAGGGTGTAGTGAAACTGCGTACACGTATTTCGAAATTTTTTAGTCGGAGTGCTTGACTAGCCCACAAGTGGGGGGAGGGGGGTCCGACCCCCACCCCATCGCACACCGCCCCACACCCCCCACCTTGCCCACACTCTGCTCTCATATGATACTCATACCCCAGGATGGCGAGCCATCGCCTTGCCATGTGATAGTGATAGTACGCCTTGGCTACGTTGTCAAGGTAGACACCATCATAATCACACACTAACTCAGAGACATGCACCACTGCTAGTGCATTCAATGCACACACACTATGATACTCTACCTTACCACTACCCCACCACACCACTACATCACCCACTACCATGTACATACACAGTACTGCATACACACCCACTACCACAAGGGTAGGTCCAAGGGTCAACGCGAGCAGGATAAGGTCGTTCATCACAGGCTCCAGAGGGCAAGGGTTGCGTCATCCACGGAGGTTTCGCAGGGGATACCGACTTCAGAGGCTTCCGCCTCGATGGCGTCGATAAACGCCACGTAGGAAGAGTCGTCGATGGCGAGGAGTGCGTCAGTCCAGGATTCGGTTTGCATGATATCCGATGTTGCACCCTCCGTGCCAGGGCCCCGAACATCATATTCCGCGTACTTAGCCGAGCGGACCCCTGACACGAATGTCGCGGGTTTTCGGCCTACCATCATATTCAGCGCGTTTTCGCTATGACATCCGTGTCGCTACCTCGCAAAAAGGGGCGGGTGGCGGCTCTGGTTGACCTTTTTGCATGATAGTGACACCAGGATCATACCCCCAAGTGATTGATATCATTGGAACCATCATAATTGCTATGATCGCGATGTCATAGCACCCCCTCGAAACACGGCCGTTTTCGCTGGCATCATATGTGCATTCTACCCCAACATGCGCAACACGATGCTCCCCCCGGTTATGATGCTCGATACCGACTCCCTCCGTATGATGCTCGCCATCCCGGTGACGTCGGTTGCGCCGAGCCTTGCTAACCTCGTTTGCCTGCTCGTAGACGAGAGCATCGCCCAGCCGAGCCCCCGCACCCAACCCCTCGGCTCCGACCTTGCTACGGTGCGCCCGTGAGCGGCCGTTGTTGGGATTGCAGCCACGTTGCCCCTCTCGACGACGACGGGTGTTGCACACGTTGTGGGGTGAGTCAGGAACTATCATACCGGCCGAGTACGGCCGAACAAGCAATTCGACGTGTGATGTCGTTTTTCCGCTTGACCCCAGGCGATCGCCGCCGTATCACTATCATATGAAAACTCTCTGCCCCCCGATGCCGCAAACGAACCCCTACGCCGCGGTTGACGCCGTTGGCACCCTTGCTTGGCTCCAAACCCATGACGTTCTTCGCGCCATGGGTACCGACTCATTCCGCGCCGTTCGTGACGGCCGCGCTAGCCTGATTCCCTTCAAACGCTGAGAAAGGAGGGGGGCCCGCAAGGGCCCTCGTATCATAATGCTGAAACATATCATACATGAGCACACGATCGAGCGCAAAAACGGCCGTTACACCGCGGTCGAGTGCCTGAGGTTCGTCACGCACATGTGCAACCGGATGCCCGAGAGCTTCAACCAGAGGTTCACCATCGCTGAGCTGGTGCGCCTCTGGCAAGTATCATATGCGTGCGAGTGGGACATTGACCCCTACCAGTGGTCCGAGGAGCAGATTGCCGATGCACTGGGCGACGGTATCATACCCACGTTCGACGAGGAGTAGGCCAGAACGGCCGTTCTCAGCCCGAGAGGGCTCTGGGGTCACCCGGGGCCCTCGGCGCGTTTAAAGGCCTGGCACGGGGCTTGATCATGCAAGGCCTGTGCCATGGTACAATTACCGTGTCACTGTACTTTGCATGGTGGTGGGGTGATGTAGGTTCATGTGTGGTTTATGACGCACCGATACAATACAGTGTCGACCCCCAAAAGTTCACAACTTTACAGAATTGATGAGTGACACCCCCCTAATACCACCTGTCACTCATCATCTTAGAAAGGTTGTTTAGTAGGGGGTCGACACTGTCGTGTACCACAAAAACAAGCCTAACACCCCCGCCAACCCACTCGCTTGCACACATGCACATACCTTTTTGGCACCTGGCCGCTTGTCTAGTGGTAGTTAGCCCCCATACGACAACCTCACACCAATACGCACATTGACAGGCCTTCAACTCAGCCCCAAGTTATGACGCATGTACACACTCTGGCTTGACGACGATACGCACTTCACAGCACACGAACGCACATACACCGCATTGAAGGAGGCGAAACGCGACGC